CTCCCCACGGCGCAGATTGGCCTCGACCTCTTCGAGCCAGCCGCGTTCGATCATCTTGGCCACCGCCATTTTTGCGGCAGCGCCAGCCAACCCTTCGGGCAGCGGCAGCGCAAGATTGTCAGGGCGCGTGGAAGCGCGGCTGATGATGATGGACTGCGTATCGGTGAGCTTGGGCATCTCGGCCTCCTGTCGTGATGGGGATGTCGGGGGTGGGTCAGTCGCTGTCGGCCATCGCAGCGGTTACGACGAAGTGCTGCACCCAGCCCGTCAGATACGGCAGCCCAGATGGGATGCCGTGCTCGCGCTCGGTCTTGCGGTCGATGCGCCAACCTTGCCAGCGGAGGATCGCAGAGGCGATAGCGGGCTCGAGCCCGATGTTGCAGCCGGTCATGTTGCCGACGACATCGTCGGCGAAGTGGCGGCCAATGCGACTGTCGAGAAAGTCGCGGATGCCGATCATCTCGTCTTTGCTGTCGGCGCCTATGGCCTCGGCGATCAGGCGCGAGGCGAGCGTCCAGACCTCCGCGCTGCGCCGGTCGCGCTCTGGGCAGACGGTCAGGGTGCGGAAGAAGCCGTAATCCTCGTTGCGGCTGGGAAGGCAGGGCTGCGTGGTCATTGTCGGGATCCTCGTGATGGTGGGGGCTGGCGGGGCGCTGGGCCCCGCCGGTTCAGGCTCAGGCGGCCCTGATGGCCTCAAGCGTCGCGATGTGGCTCCGCAGCGTCGCTGCCTCTTCGCGCGCAGCGTCGGCCCAGAATTCGGCGCGGGCGTTGCAGGCGCGAGCAAGGCGCTCGGCATCAGCCTTCGTGAAGCGGTTGACCTTGTGCGCGCGACCATGGCCCGTGCAGGTGGCGCGATGCTTCCCGCCCTCGGGCGTCAGTTCGAATTTGAGGGGGCCGAAGTCGTCGATGACGATCCAGTTGTGCGAGGCGATCGTGGCGCAGGCGCTGGGCGCGAGGCGGGCTTCGATCTCTTCCGCGGCGGCGCGGAAGTCAGCGATCAGCGTAGCGGTCGGGTTGCTCATGGCGTGGGCCTTTCAGGTGAGTTGCATCGTTTTGGCACGATGACAATCGCTCTGAGCGGCCGATTATCGTAGCAAAATCAGAGCAATAACCTTGCTTTATGATCACTCGGCCGAGGCCGTCGCATCGACCCATTTTCCGTCCTGCCAGATATAGAGATGGGACAGTTCGCAGGTCGGGCGCGGCAAGATGCGGGGCACGCGGGGCGGATCGAAGCAGTCCAGCGCCTCGGCAGTGACCTGCCGGATTTCGCGGGCGGCGAGGATGCCCTCGGGCGTCCATGCAGCAAGCGCTGGCAGCATGTGATCAGGGTAGCCGTCGAAATGGCAGTAAACATGGGCCCATTCCTCGGGCCCGATCTGGATGGCGATCTGTGCGCGCGTGCTCATGGTGGCCCGCTCAGATCAGCTGGAGGCTCGCCAGCAGGGAGCTGGCAGCGGCAAGCTGGGTGGTCGGCAGTTCAATCTTGATGTGCGAAATCACGTCGGAGGCGTCGGCAGTGATCCCCGCGTCACGCAGCTCGGCCTCAATGACCCTGCCTACGGCATCGGGGCGCGAGCGATCAAAGTGCTCCGGCAGCGCGGCGTGGTCGATGCGGATGGTGGTGATGGCGGTCATGGCGATGTCCTTTCAGACTTGGGTGTTGGCTGGGCCTGCGCGGCGTCCAGCTTCAAAGGCTTCCTCGAGTGCGGCGCGGATGGCCCAGACAGCAACATCGTGGAAATCCAGCCGGTCCCAGTTCTGGGTCTCCAGCGTCTCGATCCGGAACTGGCGCTGGGCGATCGCGAGAAGCGCAGCATCGCGGGCAGCGTTGGGATCGGCGGGCTTGCGGCGTGCCATGGTCAGTCCTCCCAGCGGTGTTCGGGGTGGGTGGTCCGCGCGCGAGCTTCCTCGCGCATCATCTCGTGGGCCTTGGCCATCTCGACCATCCCGTCGGCTTCGCCCATGCGTCCCGACATCACTTCGTCCATCACCCAGTTCACCCGCTCTTGGGCGGGGCTGGTGTGATCCCGCCACCCTTCGCTCATCGAGCTGTGCCCCATCTTCTCCTGTGCGCGCATGGCTCTCTCCGATCCGTGTTTGCAGGGTGCGATGCACCCGCTTTCTGGACCCATGAATCGCTCGATCAGGGAGTGTAATCAACTCAAATAGTTCGTTTTTCCTGTTTATTTCCAATATGTTGAGGCCAATCAAAACGCTATGGAAGGTATGTCCGAACGCGCCTATGCCGAGCACGCGGGCCTATCGCGCGGGGCCGTGCAAAAGGCGCGCAAGACCGGGCGGCTAGTGCTCTTCGCCGACGGGTCGATTAATGCCGCCGCCTCAGATGCGCAGCGCGGCAGCATGACCGATCCAGACCAGCAGATCCGGTCACGGGGCGGGCTTGGCGCGGGTAGTGAGAGCGCAGCGATGGCTCCCAGTGCCGTCTCCGGCCCCGGCGACAGCACGTCCTATATCAAAGCCCGCACGGCGCTGACCGTTTACCAAGCGCAGGAACGCCAGCTCTCGATCCAGAAGAAGAAGGGCGTACTGGTCGACCGCGCGCGGGCCGAGACGCTGGTGTTTCGCCTCGCGCGCCAGGAGCGTGACACATGGGTCACCTGGCCCACCCGGGTCGCGGCCCTGATGGCCGCGCAGTTATCCGCAGAGATGGAGAAGGCATCGGGCAGACCCGTGACAATCGAGACTGCGATCTTACAGAGGGTGCTGGAAACCCATGTCCGAGAGCAGCTCGACGCGCTCGCAGACCTCAGGGTCTCGCTTGCATGAGGGAGAAGGAGAAGATGACCACGACCTGACCACAGGCCTCGATCTCGCCTTTGACGGTGCCCAGGACGTCCTGCGCGCTTGGCGGCGGGGAATGCGACCGGACGCCGACCTCACGGTGTCAGAGTGGGCAGACAAGCATCGCTGGCTGTCGTCGCGCGCGGCAGCAGAACCCGGTCGGTATCGCACGGCTCGCGCGCCCTACCTGCGTGAGATCATGGATGCGCTGTCGCCAAAGCACCCGGCGCAGCGCATCAGCTTCATGAAGGCTGCGCAGGTCGGCGCGACAGAAGCTGGCAACAACTGGATCGGCTTTGTGATTCATCATGCGCCGGGCCCGATGCTGGCGGTGCTACCCACTGTGGAGATGGCCAAACGGACTTCGCGCGGGCGGATCGATCCGCTGATCGAGGACAGCCCGGCGCTGCAAGAACGCGTGCAGCCCGCGCGCTCTCGCGATGCGGGCAATTCGATGCTGTCAAAGGAGTTCCCAGGCGGCATTCTGGTGCTGACAGGGGCGAACAGCGCTACCGGCTTGCGGTCGATGCCTGCGCGCTACGTGTTTCTGGACGAGGTCGATGCTTATCCGGCTTCAGCTGACGAGGAAGGCGATCCGGTCAGCCTGGCAGAAGCACGAACCACGACCTTTGCGCATCGGCGCAAGGTGTTTATGGTCTCGACGCCAACGATCCGAGGGCTGTCGCGCATCGAGCGCGAATTCGAGGCCAGTGACCAGCGGCGGTACTTCGTGCCCTGCCCGCATTGTGGCCATAGGCAATGGCTGCAGTTTGAACGGCTGCGCTGGGACAAGGGCCGGCCGGAAACGGCGGCCTATGCCTGCGAGGACTGCGAGCGCCTGATCGCCGAGCACCACAAGACGGACATGCTGGCGCGAGGGGAATGGCGGGCGACAGCGACCAGTGCAGATCCCAACGCGATAGGGTTCCACCTCTCGGCCCTCTATTCACCGATTGGCTGGAAAAGCTGGGAGCAGATCGCGCGGGACTGGCTGGCGGCCCAGGGCTCGGACGAGATGCTGCGCGCGGCGCGCAACACGCTCTTCGGCGAGACCTGGGTTGAAAGCGGCGATGCGCCAGAATGGCAGCGACTGGCGGACCGGCGTGAGGTGTTTGCCGCTCAGGTGCCCATGGGCGGGTTGTTCCTGACCGCCGGTGCTGACGTCCAGAAGGACCGGATCGAGGTCGATGTCTGGGCTTGGGGCCGTGGCCTCGAAAGCTGGCTCGTCGATCACATCGTCATTCCAGGCGGTCCAGGTGATCCGGACTGCTGGCAAGCACTGACAGAGCTGCTCGGTCAAACCTGGGTGCATGAGAACGGCGCGGTGATGCCGCTTGCTAAGCTGGCCATCGACACCGGGTATGAAACCGCCGCGGTCTACGCCTGGGCGCGGCCGCAGGGGATATCGCAGGTCGCGCCCGTCAAAGGTCTCGAAGGGTTCAACCGCGCGACGCCGGTGTCGGGCCCGACCTTTGTCGACGCGACCGTGAATGGGCGGAAGCTCAAGCGTGGGGCGCGGCTCTGGACGGTGGCCACAGCCACCTTCAAGGCCGAGACCTATCGCTATCTTCGGATTGAGCGGCCATCGGATGAGGATCGCGCGCTAGGGGCTCCCAACCCTGCGGGCATGATCCACCTGCCCGACTGGGTCGACAGCGAATGGCTCAAGCAGCTGGTGGCCGAACAACTGGTAACCATCCGCGACCGGCGGGGCTACGCTCGCCAGGAATGGCAGAAGATGCGCGAACGGAACGAGGCGCTGGACACAAGGATTTACGCGCGGGCGGCCGCCTGGATCCTTGGGGCCGACCGCTTTGATGAGCGCATGTGGCGGCAGCTGGAGAAGCAGGCGGGCGTGGAAACGGCTGTCCCAGCACAGGGTGCCGAGCCCGAGAAACCAACCGAACCTCAGGCGGGGCGGATTGCAACGCCCCGGCGGCGTGGCTGGAAGATCAGCACGCCAAAATACATGGAATGATGAATGACACTCGACGAGCTGAAACTCCGCCACAGCGCGCTCTTGGCCGCACGCTACAGCGGCGCGCGCTCGGTCAGTTATGACGGCAAGACCGTGAATTACGGCACGGATGCCGAGCTTGCCGCTGCGATCGGTGACGTGGAACGTCGCATTGCCAAACTTGGGCGCGGCGCTGGGCGCGTGTTGCGCCCCTTTGCGGTGAAAGACCTGTGATGGGCGGTGGCATGAACTGGCGGCAGCGCCTTGGGGCCTTCATCGGCGGGTTTGACGCAGGACAGCACCATCGTCGCCTGCGCGGGTTCCAAGCGACCCGCGCACATGTGAATGCGCTGATCGCAGCATCGGGCCCGGACATCACCGCCCGCGCGCGCTGGCTGGTGCGCAACAACGGCTATGCCGTGAATGCGGTCGAAAGCTGGGCGGCGAATACCGTGGGCGACGGGATCAAGCCGATCTCGAAACTCGCCGATGCCGCGCGGAAGGAAGAGCTGCAGCGGCTTTGGCTCGCCTGGACCGATGAGGCCGATGCCGAGGGCTTGACGGATTTCTACGGGCTGCAGCGCCGGGCGGCGCGCGAGGTGTTTCTGGCGGGTGAGGTCTTTGTTCGTATCAGGCCGCGGCGGGTGGAGGACGGCCTCACGGTTCCGCTCCAGCTGCAGATGCTGCCTTCGGAAATGCTGCCTCTGCATGAAACGGGCGTGGCGCGGAATGGCAACGCGATCCGCCAGGGGATCGAGTTTGACCGGATTGGACGGCGTGTGGCCTATCACTTCTTCCGTCGCCACCCGGGCGACAGCACCGATCCGGGTCTCTCGGGTGAGATTGTGCGCGTTCCCGCCAGCGAGGTCATCCACGTGATCGACCCGGTCGAGGGTGGTCAGCTGCGCGGTGTCTCGAAACTGGCCCCGGCGATCGTGAAGCTCTTCCTGCTCGACCAGTACGATGATGCCGAACTCGACCGCAAAAAAGTCGCCGCGATGTACGCGATGTTCGTGACCTCTCCTGCGCCAGAAAACCCGCTGGCCCCCTTGGACGACGAGGAGATGCCAGCAGGCGTCGAGATCAGCCCGGGTCAGATCGTCCGGCTCGATCCAGGTGAGGATGTGACGGTTGGCCAGCCCGCGGACAGCGGGGCGACCTATGAGCCGTTCCAGTACCGGACGCTCCTGCAAATCTCGGCAGCACTGGGCATCCCCTATCCATATCTCGCCAATGACATGGTGAAGGGGAACTTCTCGAACTCGCGCCTGGCGCTGATCGAGTTCCGCCGTCGGGTTTCGGCCTGGCAGCATTCCGTCATGGTTTACCAGCTTTGTCGCCCGGTCTACGCGCGCTGGCTGGATTTGGCCGTGCTCTCCGGCGCGCTGGCCTTGCCCGGCTACGAGGCCGAGCGCCCACGCATGCTTGCCGCAGATTGGCTCCCCACGAAATGGGATTGGGTCGACCCGCTGAAAGACGCCAATGCCGAAATCGCGCAGATCGAAGCGGGGCTCAAATCCCGCACCCAAGCCATCGCAGAGCGGGGCTATGACGCTGAGCAAGTGGACCGGGAGATTGCCGCAGAGAGGGAACGCGAACGTGCGCTAGGCCTCGATTTCCGCCGGCCGGGATCACCAGCGCAGGGCGTACAGGCTGTTCCGACCGAGGAGGAGGACGTCGAAACCGAGGATCCTGATCGCGAGGAGCGGCCTATCACAGCACCAGAGGAAGGATAGACGTCACTCCCCCAGCAGGCGGACACCGGGAAGTCTTGCTGCCTTGCGATCGAAAGTCAGCAATTCGCTGGCACCTGCGCGCCGGGCGGCGGCGGCGATCATCAGATCCGCAAAGCCAAACCCGTCATTGCGGTAGAGTTCCAGTGCGGCGCCTATCGCGTCCGCACCCTCGACCACCAATTCGGTCGATGCCAGGAGCCCGTCGATCGCCCCCGCGATCTCGGCTCGAGCGAGGCGATAGGCGCGCTCCAGCACCCAGACTAGTTCGACCAACACCTCCCGACTGACGAACCCGGGGGCCTCATCGGTCAGCTGGTCGATGATCTCACCCGCGACGCGCGACTGTTCAGGGTCATCCTGCACCAGGAACCGCACCAGGACATTGGTGTCGAGCGCGATCACCGCTCATCGCTCGTGCTGGCTGTGGCTCCTGCGGCAATGGCCTCGTCCATGGCCTCGAGCGTGACGCGGCTCTGGCCCGGGCGGGCGAGCAAGCCCCGCAGCTCCTTGACCGAGCGCGCCTTGAGGATGCGCACCTCGCCGTCGAGGATCACATAGCGAACCTTGTCACCGCTGCTCAGGCCAAGTGCAGCCCGAACATCGCGGGGCAAGGTCGTCTGGCCTTTGATGGTCACGGTCGATTCCTGCATGGCCGTATTCCTTACTTATTGCGCGATCTCCTTACCACAGATCACGCTGACTTGCAAAACCCGCAAAGGACCGGCCCTGATGCTCCATGCCCGCATTGCCGCGCGCGCTTTCAACACGCCGCTGCTGGTTGAACCCACAAAGGCCATGGCGTTTCTGTCGGGGCTCGGACCACGCATACTCGGGCGGCGCGTCGAGATGGTGGACAGCAACGGGGCCTCAGATGGCGCCGCATATCTTCCCGCCCACGCCAGCATTCTGGCTGGTGGCCTGACCGAGAGCCTCCAGCACAATGCCGATGCGCCCTACCCGATCGTCGACGGGATCGCGGTGATCGAGATCGCGGGCGTGCTGATCCATCGTGGGAGCTGGATCGGACAGTCCTCGGGCCAAACCAGTTACGAGGGGATCTCGGCGCAGATCGAAGCGGCGGCCAGTGATCCAAGCGTGCGCGGCCTTGCATTGGAAATAGACAGCTTTGGCGGAGAGGTTGCCGGCGTTTTTGACCTCGCCGATCGCATTCGTGCCATTCGGGGTGACAAACCCGTCTGGGCTTTTGTCGCCGAGCACGCCTTCTCGGCGGGCTATGCGCTTGCCTCTCAGGCGGACCGCATCCTGCTGCCCCGCACCGGCACCGTTGGCAGTATCGGGGTGGTGGTGATGCATGCCGATTTGAGCGGCCAGCTCGACCAAGACGGCGTGCAGATCACGCTGATCCACTCGGGACAACACAAGGTCGAGGGCAACCCCTACGAGCCGCTGCCCAAGAATGTGCGTGATGACATCCAGCGCGAGATCGATGTCTTGCGATTTCTCTTTGCAGAAACCGTGGCCTCGGGCCGCGCTGGGCGACTGAGCCAGGAGGCGGCACTGGCGACCGAGGCCGCGACCTATCGCGGGACAGATGCCGTAGTCGCGGGCCTTGCCGATGACGTCACAGATCTGGCGCGCGGCTTTGCCAGCTTTCGCCAGATGCTGTCCAGCCCACCACCACTCTCATCCATGCGCGCGCGACGCGCATCCCTTCCTCAGCCCAAACAGGAGGCACTCATGGCCCAAGCGAACCAGCCCGACGACAGCATGCAGGACGCAGACGCTGATGTGACGAACACTGCCGAAAGCGAAAACGATGCCGCCGTTCCGCCGCCAGCCACGCCAGCCGAGGCCCCCGAAGCATCTAGGCGACCTGTCTCGGCGGCTCCTGCTCCCAGCAATCTGGCAGACCTCCCGGTCGAGTTGCGCGAGGCGGCAGCCGAGATCGCCGAGATCGCGGCGCAAGCGGGCCGGCTCGGCATCGCGATCGATGCAGCGAAGGCGCTCCGCGATGCCACAGCGCCAGAAGCCCTGCGCAAGCTGGTGCTACAGCGCGCAGCAGCAGCAGCGGATGCGCGGGACATTGTTGCGGCCCCACCCTCTCCTGTTCTGCCCAAATCCGCTGAAAGCCCGATTGTGGCCGCCGCGAAGAAGGCTGCCTCGGCGGGCAGCAGGGGCTGAACGCCAGCCCCCAGACAGCTGACCGCCCACCTGATCCCCCGCCGCTCCTCCCCGGCGGGGGATTTCTTTT